TCAGCTAGTAATTGAAATAGCTCTTTATCCATTGGGATCAATCAGCTCCCAACAACACTAGACCCACCCTTATCTTGAGCATTCTTACGCTTACGCTCTTCACGTTCCATGATCATCCGTTGACGTTCACGACTCATCATATCTTCACGACCAGCACCACGGTTCTGACGAGTCTTGGCTTTTTTTGGTTGATCTTCTTTTTGCTTAGCCTTGTATTCACCATAGGCAGGTCCCATATACTCCTTACCATTAGGAGCATCTTTAACAGTAGCTGAGCCACCCCTTGCTCTACCTTCTAGGTCTTTAGATGTAAGATTACTGCGCCCCTGACGGCGACTCATTGAAGCAGCTGTCATCCGAGCTACATCTTCTTTGATACGTTCAGCAACAGAACCGCGATTCTTGTCCTGATCCTTTCCTTTGCGCATGATAGCCATAATTAACGAATGTGTGATAGAATTAATGTTTCCCTATTAGTAGGACCAAATGTGTCCCTCATCCATTGTAGCCAATTGCTACTTCCTTTAGCCTGATTGCATTTCCTACAGCTGGGTACCAAATTTGAAGTAAGGTCTTCGCCACCAAGACACTTAGGGCGAACGTGGTCAAGTGTAAGTTCATGTAGTTCATAAGTTTCTCCGCAGTATACGCATTGACAATTAAAGTATTCCTTAATTGCACGACGGTGTAGCCTTTTTGCTTCAGAGCTTGTCATCGTTATTAGGTTGTGGAGGTAGTGATCAGGACTGGGAAGTAGCGGCGTCACATTATTGGAATGGAAGAGTAATACCGAAGATCTTCAATGGAGACTGTTTCTTTACAGCAGCCTGCGGTTTAGGCATCGGTTTAGGTGCAGCAACAGGGTAAGCCTGGTCTAATTGTCTAGCGTAATCAACTCTACGTTCATTATGAGGCTCACCAGGCCTAAAGTATGTACGACTGAAATACAAAGCAGCGTCTTGGGGGGAAATGCCTTTAGGAGCCTGCTCAAAGGACCTTGTATAGCCGATTAAGGAGTTACCATTGGGATCATAATCACCACGATACTCCTTAGCAACGTATTGCAGTTGAGCATCAGGATTATTCCTATTTGGATAGCGACTAGCCCATTGTTCATAAGCTTGACGCCTAGCACCAGTAAACTGCCCGATACCTCGTCCCTCAGCTCTACCTTGTTCAACCACATCAAGGTTGCTGAGGTCAGCAGAGCCAGTCTCTTGGATTAAGTTAGCAGTAAATCCAATAGCTTGTTCCCTACTTAATTTAGGGATTCGACCGTTGCTCCACTTAGACATAGTACCGTCAGTAAGTAGTTTGATGGTACGTGCAATCTGTGGAGACGGTTTAATCTTCAATGGTTCAGCCATACTTCTTACCCTTACGTGGGCGGGTACGGTTAGCTTTAGGGGACTCTAGTTTACCTTTATTGGGTCCAGTATGGGAAGCATCCATACCATCACCATTACCATAAGTACCAAGTTTACGGTTTAACTTATTGGCATCAGTACGGATCTTAAGACCCTCTTTTGTCTTGTTGTATTCAGCCTGTTGCTTAAGACGTTTAGCCTTGGCTTTAGGATTATTCTTGTAGTAGTTAGACGTACGACTTGCCATATAACCTCTTTTGAATGAGTTCAGGGTCTACCTTGGGCATAATGGTGGCAAGTTTATCAAGAGGGTTGCCATCATAGGCGACACCACTAATGTCGTTCTTGGATAGCCAATCACAAGCTGCCTTTAGATCAGCTGTACTGGCTTCACCGGATTTAATCCGATTGAGCAGCTCTTGAGTAACCATGTTATGGAGTTCATTAAACATGTCCTCCGTTGCTTTCTTGTTAGCCATTTCTCAATACAATCTGATCTAATTTGTTTTCGATTCTGATCATGTGATCCTCCATCTTTTGTAAGGCAGTCGCTAGCTCCTGACGTGGTACATACTTCTCAGCAAATCTAAGTTCTATGCCATCAATACGTTTGTCGATTTGATCCATACGTGAATTAGATCTGCTATGAACTGCGGCAATGCCACCACTGACCCCGATAACTAAAGACGCAACGCCTGTTATGACGGCTTCAATCATTTTCTTTGGTTAATGATGTTAATCAGTTTAGTACTGTAATCGGGATCAGTGGCATACCTTTCTTGTACTAGTAATTTGCAGCACTCCTCTACGGAAGTTGCTCGGTTAACTCCTTTATAGTTTTTGTAATCTTTATACCAGCGTTGCACCAAGTACGCCACACAAGACTGTAGATCAGGGAAGTCGATAAACCCAGCCCTAATGGTTACCCATTGACCGTTGAGAAACTCCTTTGTTTCATGGTCTGTACCAGAACCTTTAAGCCCAAAGTAGTTATGAGTACCAGAGGTGTGTTTACCCCAGCCACTTTCTAACGCCCATTGAGCAGCTACGACTTGTGGGAACTTAGCACCTGCCTTAGAAGCTGCAGTGATAACTCCTTCCCAAGTGTTAGCAACGGGAGTAGCGGGTTGTGGTGTAGTGGTCGGTCTAAAGGTCATGAACCATCCAGTACCTTGACCTTCTACCTCCCAACGCTTGAGCCAGTTCTTCCAGGAGTAACGTACGTCTTTACCACCTGAGCCGATGGTAACATAACCACCATTGACGTTATCCATCTCACCATATGGGTCGTGGAAGACACCACGTTCTCCATCATCGCCAATCAGCAGCATCCAGTGACCTCCACCTCTAGGAGCGGTAGCGGGGCCTTTATGGAGAATACCAGTAGCAACGGGATAGCCAGCCTTTAGCTCATTGATAAGGGATTGCTTCGTACCTTTTTGATAAAAGGAAGCAAACACTCCATACTGCTGACAAGCTTTGATGTGTGATGTGTATTCAGTTGTATCTCCGTACTTCAGTACTGTACGGAGGTAGTCGTCATCAGCATTACTACCTTTAAGCGCATCAGGACGGAGATACTTGATAGCCATAGCACATGTTGAGCTAAAGCACATCCGATCTCCGTGACCTGTTGCACTATCAGTTTGAGGGTAGTACTGCTTAACAGGCAGCAGTACCATACCTACTTACCTCTAAATGTACGACGAATGCGACGAATGGTATCGTCTTCTGTACGGTACTTGCTGAAATAAGCAGCAGCCATAGAGATAGCCTGAGTAACGCTGTTAGCACGGCGCTTTTTCACTATACCGAGATATTCAGATAAAATGAAAAGGATGAAAAAGCCAAGAGTCTCATAGGACACTTTGATGCCGAGAATAGTGATCATAGAATTTACCTATTAATAAAGTCTCAACGTGTTGCAGTGCCTAGATGTCGGTACTAGAGGGATCCACTGGGATTTCAAGGGCAGTTGTCGGACTCTCAAGAGCAGCAACTTTGGCCTCAAGGGTTTCGATGCGTTCCATTGCTTCTTGCAGCGCCTTGACCGCCTTCATATAGAGCACCGACTGGTTTACGCCTTTGGTAACTTCGCCGGTCGCGTTGCCATCAGCATCACGGTCTGGTGTTTCAAATACCAAGCCAGGGCAAACCTCCTCCAACTCCTGTGCAATCGGACCAATCTGACGATGGGTTTCATTCCCGGTTTCAGGCTTAAAGTTCCAGTTGCGAATTCTGATGGCTTTTAAATCGGCCCACTGAGAACTGGCATCAATAATGTTTTCCTTTAGTTTGGCATCAGAGAGCGCGGTATAGCTGCCATTAGTATTAACAACATTCCCGTTTGTGTAGACGCCAAACGAAATATTGTATGCAGTGAAGCTTGTAGCAGAATTGCCGCCACGAATTAAAAGGTTAGTTGTGCCAGCAGCAGCATTGCTTAGGACGTTAAAAACATCCGTCGTCGCACGAAGATCCGTCGTTCCGTTGTTCAGGATCCTCATCCGCTCTGTCGGAGAACTCGCCCCGTCCGCAGTAGTGGAGAACACCAAGCGGCCTGGCATATCGCCAGCGCCAGGGGTGCCGTCTACCTCTGCGCGAACTTGAGCACAGTCAATAAAGTTAGTTCCGTCAGACGAAGAGAAGGAGATTGTGCCGGTTTGAGAACCGCTTGAGCCAAGAGTATTGCTGCCAATAGTTGTGCCATGGCTTACCCCCAGCGTCAAAGTCGCTGCATAGCCAGCACTTGAATTATTGATAATGCTGAGACCGCCGTTGTAGCTGCCTGTAGCAGTCTCAAATTGCACATTTGGGGTAATTCCCGTTGTACCCCTGTGGTTGATATTGCTACGCGCAGTAGACGTACCAACTAAGAGCCTGCCGGAGCTATCAACACGCGCTCTCTCACTACCCTCTGTCGTCACCACAAACCGGCCATCGCTACCGGTGTCGATGACTTCAGCCTTGGTGTTGCCTTGGCTGATGCTATTGCTGCTGCCTGCTGCCGCTACAGCAGTCCATTTAGTGCCGTCCCAGGTGTAGGTGACAGAACCTGATGTAAAGGTCTGGCCGTTGGTGGGGCTTGTGGGAAAGTCGATTGCCATGATTAGTTACCAGCAGTGAGGGAGGCTTGATACGCAGCGATGACTTCAGGTGTCCACAATGCAGCGGCTACAGCCTGGAGTTCAGCGCAGTCGTCGCTCACGTCGTCGCCAGGTACACGCACATGGCGGTGATATGTCTTGCCCACCTGAACACCATCCTTCTCAATGATGTCCGCACGGCGGCATTGGATGATGCTGTAGGGCGGGATGATTTCGAGCTGGTGCTCGTGTCGTTCAGTAAATTGTGCCATTAGGGGAATCCTCCAGATTCGACAGGTTTAGGCCGTAGTTTTTAGCCGTTGCGGGCTTATGACACGGTGTAAGAGACAGTTAACGCAAGGGCAGTCATATTTGCCAGATCTGCAGATATTGCATTCAGGTAGATCTTGGAGTCGTTATATGCTTGGGCAACTGCTTTTTTCCCGGTTGCTCCATAATCATATAGTAATCCGACGCCATAATCAGACTGTGGCGCGAATGGAAGCCCAGAGAATGTGGTGCTATTGGTGGCGGTGACATTCGCACCAGTTGCAGTCAGCCACACTGTGACTTGTCG